GAATTACTTGTTAAATTTACAACTCCGGCTAATGAAGTAGGATTTTTTATATCGAAGAACATAAATAACGCTCAAACAGATTCTAGTTTTGGCAAAAGTCAGTATTATTTTGTACGAGGAAGCCACGTTAAGCGTGTAACGGCTATTAACACAGATAAAATGATTGATGTTGATAGTTCCATTTGTAGGAAATTAGATAAAGAGTTTGACGAAATAATTGGTATAACAAGTTTAGGAGAAATAAATGAGAATGGAAAACTTTCTTAAAATTTTAGGAACAATGTTATTTTACACTTGGATAATTCTAGTTGGATCGGTATTGACACTTAACATTATTAAATAACTCTAAGTCAGTTCAACACTGACTTTTTTTATTTTGGAGGAAAAATGTTTCAGACTAAACGGTTTGGCTTGGTAGCATCTAGGCAGGAATATCAAATGCTGTGTAGAGCCGAACGACACATGAATAAAATACAAAAGAAAAAGCCGACAGGTCAACGCTTGTCGGCTTTTAAAGTACACAAAAATAAATAGTAAATTCTAGCAGAAAGGTGGTGTGGTGATATGCCATGACAGAAGTTCACAAAAATTCACAATGCGCGGCTTTTTATTCATTGGATAAACCGCGCCGAGAAGCTATTGCCATGCTGTTTGAAGATCAATTACCTGATGAGTTAATAGCAAAAAAAGTGAACCGTACTAGAAGAACTCTCGCAAAGTGGAAAAATGACCCTAAGTTTCAGAAGGGACAGCTTGCTTATAAGTATGTTGTTATCAAGCAGGACTATGAGAGCGATGCAATTAAAAAATTAAGTGAGTTGCTTGAAGCTAAGTCGGAGATGGTTCAACTTCAAGCGGCTAATTCTATTCTGAAACTATCCGGCATGTTGTCGGACAACAGTACACCAGAGCTTGACCGGGCAAAGATCAGGAAGGCTAATGCCGAAGCAGATATTGCAGAGCAAAAGGTAAGGTTACTAAAGAGTGATAACTCCGGTATTACTAAGATCGTGTTTAGTGATGATTTGAAGCCGGACAAAGAGAACGACACTGACCAAGAAGGAGGAACAGACGATGGAACAGACACTAAGCCTAAGTAAGATTGTTGGCGGTGGCTATTACGATTTTTGGCACGATAAGCATTTCTACCGTGTTGTAAAAGGATCGCGTGCTAGCAAGAAGAGCAAAACAACAGCGCTCAATATGATTTACCGATTGATGAAATATCCTTGGTCTAACTTGCTTGTTGTACGGCGCTACTCAAACACTAATCGACAGTCAACCTATGCAGATCTCGTGTGGGCTATCCATCGTTTTTACGCTGAACATCTTTTCAAATGCAATCCGTCAATGCCCGAGATTGTATATAAGCCAACAGGTCAACGGATTATCTTTCGTGGACTCGATAAGGCTTTGAAACTTACGTCAATCACTGTTACGCACGGGTATTTATCATTCGTGTGGATTGAGGAAGCATATGAAATTGAAAATGCTGATAAATTGGAAACTCTGCAAGAGTCTATTCGTGGTCGGATTGATGTTCCTGGGGCTTTTAAGCAGATTACAGTGACTTTCAATCCTTGGAATGCTCAACATTGGCTTAAACGTACCTTCTTTGATCCAGAGACACGCAAAGCTGACACATTCGCACAGACAACCACTTTCAGATGTAACGAGTGGCTCGATGAGCAAGATAGGCAACGTTACTTGGATTTGTATAAGACTAATCCTCGACGCGCTAAGGTGGCAGCAGATGGTGACTGGGGAGTAAGCGAAGGACTTGTCTTTGAAGATAATGTTGAACGTGTTGATTTTGACCCACAGGAAAAACTTACCGAGTGCGGACATGCTGGATTTGGTCTTGATTATGGCTTCGGTGGTGATCCGAATGCGTTTGTTGCATTAGCAATTGATCCAAAGAGCAAGAATATTTGGATCTACGATGAAATGTATACGTATCACCAGACGACACCACACATTGCTGAATGGCTCAAAAATAACGGCTATCAGCATGCAAATATCTATGCTGATTCTGCTTCACCAGAGCGCACGCAACAGCTTTTGGACTTGGATATAGATAATATTCAATCTGTTGTTAAAACGCCCATAGAAGCCGGAATAGATCAATTGTGGCAATACAAAATCCACGTTCACCCAAAATGCAAAAACATTTGGAACGAGTTCAACAATTATGTATTTGATACTGACAACATCGGAAATACGCTCAATCGTCCGAAAGATGAAAATAATCACGCAATGGACGCGTTAAGGTATGCTGTTAGGCAGTATATGGATATGTATGATGGCTCGATGGGTGTCGATTGGGGTAATCAATATCACATTGCTAGAGAAATGGGGCTTGATATTTAATGCAAAACACAATTCCACAACAACATCGCTTTGATTTGGAAGCTAACCGAGAATATCAAGTTCCGGTTAGCTATTTTAATACGATCAAAGATTATCCAATGCAGTTATACGAAACAGCTTATAAGTTCATTCGCCACCATATCGACAGAGAGGTGCCACGATTAAAAGAACTTATGCGCTACTACTATGCTGATACTAAGATTAAGAAGTGGGCTGGGTCACCTAATCCAGACAATGCGCATAATCGAGTGTCAACGGGCTTCGCACGCTATATTACTAACATTCGCGTGGGCTACTTCATGGGTAACGATATTCAATACAAGATAGCGACTGATGATGACAGCATGAAGTCATTATCTGAAAGGCTTGATGACCTGCTTACTCACTATAACGACAATGCAAACACGCCTTACATTGACGAAATGCTGAAAAAGGATTTATCAATCATGGGTCGTGCTTATGACCTCGTCTACGTTAATGAGGGCGAAACAACATTGAACCTAGCAAAGATTGATCCGACAACGTGTTTTGTTGTTTATGATGATTCAATCAAGGCTAAGTCACTCTTTGCTGTTCGCTATTATCAGACAGGCGTTTTAGATGAACTACTACGTGAAAATTATGAAATCTACACTGATTCGATGGTCTATCGTTATCATTCAGATGGTGGATTGCCTGAGACTAACTCACCAGTCAACAACGTTATTTTTGACGGTCAAGAGCCGTTATTCTTTGAACGCGTGCCTTTAACTGAGTACAAGAACAATGAAGAGCGCTTGGGCGATTGGGAGCCTGAAATTGATCAAATGGACGCATTAGACAAGGCGATTTCCACGATGGCAAACTTCCAAGAAGATTTTAACGATGCTGCAATGGTGGCAACCGGTCGCTTTGCTAATAAGACTAAGCCAGTCTATGCAAAAGATAAGCAAGGTAACGTTCAGATGGGAAAAGATGGTAAGCCAATTGTATTGGTACCACCTAGACCGATCATTGATCCTAAACATCACATGTTTTACCTAGAGCCTTACATTGCACGTACAGGATTAAGCGAAGGGCAACGTACAGTCGTAACTCCTACGCTTCAATACATTACAAAGCAATATGATTCCGCCGGCTGGTCTACTTACACCAATTTCTTAATCAATGAAATTCATAAGTATACCAACACACCGAACGTCAATGATCCTAACTTTGCTTCTAACGCGTCCGGTGTAGCAATGAGTTACAAACTATGGGGAAGCGATCAAGAGCGCAAGGTACAAGAAGCGTTGTACAAACGTGGTCTACGTTCTCGTATTAGCTCATGTATTGCTTACTGGAATAAGATTAACGCCTTACCAGGTGAAAATAATGTGTCGGTCATTGCTGACATGGTAAAGCCTAACTTTGACCCTAACTTGCCGAAGAATGATCAAGAAACTGCCCAATTAATTCAAACGTTAGCAGGTATTCCGGGACTTGAAAGTATGAAATCTTTACGTGAAATTGCTCAAAAGATTACCAATGTGCCGGCTGATGATGAAAAGCAGCGGATTGATGATGAAAAGCAAGAGGAACTCGAAGAAGACGACGACTATAAGCAAGGGCGAACTGGAATTGGCAATGTTTTTGCTACTGGAGAGCCGGCAGAAGTTGAAAACAAGCCCAAAGGTGATAACTAATGACTGATAAAGAATGGTTCGACCAGTTAGACAAGATATTTAATCCGAATAGTCCAAGCGTTGTTGCTTTACGCGATGCGGTAGAACGTGCAGAGCATAAACAAGAGGTTACTTTTGATCACTTCTTTAATAACGGCTTGAAGTGGAATGATAAAGCAGACCCAGCGGATATTAAAGCGGTGTTCGATGCTTTACGTGAGTTACGTAATATGGCTCATACACCACAGCAGAAAGCCGTTGTCGGTGCTTTGCTGAACAATCTACCGTATAAGACCAATCTTGACGTAGCAAAGCTTACAAGCCGAATTAATATTGCTATGCTCGGCCTTGACATTGCTAAGAAGCTACAAATGGAACAAACGGAAATTGTTAATAAAGTGACTGAATTAACTGGTAAGCAACACAGCGGATATAATACCCAACTGAGACGCCGTGCCTTGCTCCGTGTCGCCACTCAAACAGGTAATGATACAGATACATTGCCACTCATCTTTAAGCATGCACAACGTCTCTCAATGGATTTAGACAAGGTGATTGATTTTCAAGTTAAAAATCACATGAATCCCAATTCATTAAAAAAGGCAGCTAAAGAAGCGCTTGAAGGCGATAAACAATGGAATTACAACTCGGATAAATGGCGATCAACAGTGCAGAAACGATACATGCACACAAAAGCAAATCTTGAACGGATATTTGTTACTGAGGCTAAGGCAACTCAAATGAAAGCAACTGCAAAAAGCCTGAAAAACAACGGCTACAAGTACGTTAAAGTGGTGAGCCGTCACAGTACCAACGTTTGCAAGTATTGTGAGGGAATGGACGGGACAAAAGTTAAGATTGACAGCATTGTAGTTGGCATTAACGTGCCACCATTCCACCCGCGTTGTGCTTGTAATATCATTCCGGCTGAAACACCAGTCAAGGAAGCACTAGAAGACTTAGGATTGTGAGGTTGACTATATGGATAATGAAACTTTTATTAAAATGGCTAAACAACGTTTGTTCGCAGAACTACATCCAAATCGGCAAATGTCACGCCCAAATGAAGCGGGTATGTACGTTTCTTGGCTATGCAAAATTGGCAAAAACAACAAATGTGTAATCGGGATTATTGGGAGCGATGATTATTACGAAATTAGTTATTTTGGTAACGAAGGAGTTTTCGTGATGGATCATTACTCGTTGAAAAAACATAAATACATTTAGCGACTATTCAAACGGATAGCCGCTTTTATTATGCCTTCAAACGTGCTGACAGGCGTTAAAGAGCGGACGGATTTCCTCGACGGAGGTTAAACGGAATTCATCGACGGATGTAAAACGGAGGTATTGAATAATGGAAAACGAAAATGAAGTTCAAACTCAACAGCCTGTACAAGAACAGAATAATCAGCCAGCTCAAAATGAGAGGCAAGACGAGAAGCCTAAAGTAGAGTTCACGCCTGAACAACAAAAAGCTATTAGTGCTTTGCTTGATTCCAAGATTGCTAAGGAACGAATCAAAGCAGATCAAGAAAAGCAAGATGCCATTGATAAGGCTATTGCACGTACTAAGATGTCTGCTGAAGAGCGAGCTAAAGCGGAACAAAAAGACCGTGAAGATGAGTTCAATCGCAAGCAACAAGACTTAGATCGTCAATTACGGGAAGTAAAAACTAAGTCAACGTTGATCGATAAGGGTATTACTACTGATCTACTACCACTCGTTATGGGCGCTGATGATGACGAAACTTCACAACGTTTGGATTTATTAGATCGATACGTTCAAAAGAAAGTACAAGAAGCCACTGAAAAGCTTATGAGAGGTAAACAAAATCCAACTAATGGCAACGGTGGCTCTAACGTTTCTCTTGGTGATAATCCTTGGTCTGCACAATCATTCAATATCACTAAGCAACAAGAAATTTTTAATCAAGATCCAGAAAAAGCCCGGCAAATGATTGCACAAGCGCAACCTAAGCAGGGTTTTTATGTTGGAAAAATAAATTAAGGAGTGAATAGTAAATGGCTGATATTCAACAAGCTACACAATTAGCAAATATGCAAATTCCCGAAGGCTGGGCCGCCTATCAAGCTCAGCAATCGGTGGAACAAGACCAATTCTTTCAATCTGGTGTAATTCAAGCGGTACCTAGTATTGCTTCTGCTTTTACCGGTGGTGGTAAGTTGGTAAACATTCCAATGTTCAAGCCTCTTGAAGACGTAGCACCACAAAACATTGATGATACCAAGGATATTACGCTCAATACAATTGGTACTCAATTAGCACAAGCTCGGCTTTATGGTTTCTTACAAGCTTGGAGTGCTACTGACCTTTCTGGTGAATTATCTGGAACTGATCCACTTGGCAACATTGGTACTTCTGTTCAAACTTATTGGCGTCATATTAACGAAAAGATTCTTTTGGGCACTATGGATGGTGTTTATGCTTCAGATAGCATGAAAGACAAGAATCAATTTAATGCTGCTGATAATCGGCGAAGTGATAACACGTTCTCACTTAAAAACTTTAACGAAGCACGTTTCCAATTAGGCGATCGTTACCGTGATCTTGCGACTGTTGTAGTTCACTCAAATATCTTGAAAGAATTACAAAATGCTAACATTACTGATCCAAAGACTGGTAACACTATCTTAATCAACGGTAATCAATTACCAACTCAAATTTCAGCTCCAAACCCTGGTGACTCTATTAAGGGTGTACGAGTAATCGTTGATGACACAATGCCTGTAAAAGATGGTGTATATACTAGCTACTTGTTTGCTTCTGGTGCATTTGGCTGGTCTGAATTGCCAACTCCACGTGCTGCCGAAACAGGTCGTGACGCATTACGCTTCCAAGGTGTTGACTATCTTATTAGTCGTCGTCGCTTTGTATTGGCTCCACAAGGTATGAGCTGGAATGAATCAGCATTTGCAGCAGATAATCCTAATAAGCCATTCCCTGGTATGGAAGACTTGGCAAATGGTAAATACTGGAATCGAGTATTTGATCCTAAGATTATGCCTTACGTTAAGTTCACAACCACTGACGAAGCCATTAAGCAAGCTACTACATCAAATCCAACGCCTGCTAAGTAATGAGGTGATTAAATGGCTGAGTTAGACGCAACAAACGATATTCAGCGTATGCAAACCTTGTTAGGGATTGATTTAGACGATGCTGACAAAGGACGCGTTGAAGCTTATATCGTGCAGGCTAAGCAAGCCATTATGGTTTATATCCGCAAGTATCTTGATGACAATAATTTCCCTACTGAGTTAAATTACTTAGTTAATCAGTTAACGTTAGCAAAGTACAACAAGTTTCATAACGAGGGTATGAATAGTATTTCAGAAGAAGGACTATCAATGACCTTTAACTCTAATGACTTGAAAGATTATTTATCTGATATTGAAGCTTGGATCGATTCGACTGGTAAGGGTGATTTAACTGGAAATGCAATCGGGTGGTTCTAATGCGATACGATCAGACAGTTTATTTGATTACTGAGACAGCAAACGATGGTGACGGCCTCAACTTTGAGGGCACGACAACCGCTAAAAGGGTCAAGGCTAACGTAAAGCGAACAAACCTGACGCTAGGAAATGGTGAAATGTATGATGCTACTATTGTTCGAGTGTTTGGCGAATGTGAAGCAGATAAGATTGGCTTTGCTGATTATGATCAAAACAGTGGCAGAGGTGCCAGGAAGATTCAGAAAGTCGGACGACACTTCAATCACACTGATTTCTACATCGTTAATAGTGAGGTGATCTTCAATGCCAAATGATAGCTACGAGAACTTGCCACGTGTTAATTTTTCCGTTAATACGAGCGACTTTGAACGTGCAAGAGCAGTTGCTCAAAACTTGGCAAGACTGGGAATGCCCGAAGCAATTGATGAGTTCAATCGTGAATACGCTAGGGCAAAGGCTGCTAGTAAAATCTTTATTCGCAATGCGGCTACTGAAGAAGTAGACGAAGCGCAAAAGATCGAAAGTCAAAAGGTGGGTCATAGCAAAAGCGGTTATGTGCCTACTGGGACGCTTCAAGGCAGTATCACGCCCCAATTTAGCGAAGATGGGATGAAAGTTAGTGTCGTGCCCCTTGCAACTGCTGAGGACGCTGAAAAAGCCCGTAAGCAGATCAGTCAAGGAGTGAAGAAAATACGCAAAGTTAATAAGCCGTCAAAGAATGAAGACGCTTATTACTATGGTACTGCGGTGGAATTTGGCAAAGGGAGAAATCCTAAAGAGCCATTTATGAAACCAAGTGGCGAAAAGGTAGCCGCTCATCTTGATAAGAAGTTTGAAGATACAATGCGACAAGCATTAGAGTAGGAGGCAATATGGGCCCAGAAGCAGACCTAATTGTGCAGGTCAAAAAGGCTCTTCACCAGGTAAGAGCCCCCGTTTATTACGACGGGCAAAAACACGATGCTGAATATCCACAAGTGATTATTGATTTAAGCAATATTCAAAATGAGCCTCGCTTCTATAAAGGGATCGAGGAAACTAAACTTACCATTTCTGTGGATGTTTACAGCGAGATAGATAGGCTTGACATACTGCTAGACATTAGCAATCAAGTTAGAAACATTATGCAACAAGTACGATGCGCACACTGGCGATCGAAATTTGATGATTACAGCGTGCGTATTTTAGTTGATGAGTCATACCAAGGAGAGTCGCTTAAAAGAGCGGCTTTTTTGTTTGACTTCATTACTTATGGAATAGCAATCAAGAAAGGAAATGATTAAAAATGGCAGGATTTACAGCAAGTGACGCTAATATCGATCCTAATTCTATGAGCTTGGCGGACAAGATTGTCTACGGATGTATGTTCGAGTGGGATAAGCCAGAAGATAAGATTCACCTTCTAGGACTTCAAGCAGCTACTTCAACTACTGATAACTTGGCATCACAAGCAGTTAACTTAAAAGGCGGTTCAATGCATGCTCCAGGGGCTACAACTGAAACCTTTGTTGTTGATAGCTACTGGCGCAAGATTGATAACTACATTCAACGCAGTTTACGTCGATGTGTACATGAAAAAGTACGTTTAGGTATTTTCCGGTTTGACTTCAATCGTATGGTAAAAGACCCTAAAGACCCAACTAAATTTGTTGTTCCTGGTTTGTTTGGAAAAGCGTATCCAAACGGGGTACCACAAACAGAAGCGGTTAATAACTTGCTTCACTCAAACATCACTTACAACATCGATGGTGAAACACAAGAAGGTGTAACCAATCAAGATGAAATGGAACCAGCACTTTATCAGATTGGATTAAAGCTCTACACATACGCTCATAATACTGATATGGGTGGAACAATGGACCCTACACCAGATCCGCTAGATGAATATATGAAGAATAATGGTGGAACGACTAGCAATCCAGCAACACCCAAGGCTTAATTTTAGGAGGAATTAAATTATGCAAGCATTAACAGTCCAAGTAAACCCACAAGCACAACCCGCAGTATTTACACCAAAACTAAACTACGGCTTTTATTTACAAACACGGGACGATAAGTCATTAGCCAAGAACGGTCAAGATGGTTTCTCAGCATTAGTAAATGGTTTGCTTGATGAAAACGTCGATATGATTATCGCTGCTTATTATCATTCGTTAGCATGGTACAAGCGTAATCAACCATCAGAAACAGCTGTTGAAGAAGCACTTGAAACGGCGATGTTTAACGATGAGAAGGCAACTGATGAAGCTTTTGATGACATCCTTAAGTCATTACAAGCCAATGATTTTTTAGCCCGGAAGTTAAACGAGTTTATCAAGAACAACGACAAGCTAACATCTACAATGAAGAAACATATCGAATCCATGACGGACGAAGGCAAGAAAGATCAAATGGAGATTGGTATGAGCCAGATCGACGACTCAACAACGAAGCTTCAACAGTTGATGACTCAGCAAGAATCATTGCCGAAGCAAGACGAATCGGACTCACACCTATAGAATTAAAAGAACTAACACCGAGGGAGTTTAAAGCAGTCCAGCGAGGCTACCAACTCCATTTAGCAGATCAAAGAGACCAGACGTTGTTTGCTAAGCAGGTGCCACAGCAGACTGTTCCGTTTGAAATGAAGGAGCCCATTTCTGACTTGATTAAGAAGCTAGCAGATAGAAATCAAGTTATTGCAAAATCAATAGCAGAGGGACGAGACGAACAGCCACAGGTACCGAAGAAAACTATTGCAAGTCAATTGCTAATGGAAATGCTGGGAGGAGGGTAGTTCATGAGTAGTCCAGTTGTTGCAAAAGAGTTTCTTTGGAAATTCCATGATGAAATTACACAAGGCGTCGCTAAAGCCCGTCAAGCTATGCAAGAAGCAGTTTCCACTGCTAAGGAAGCAGGTATGAAAGTATCTGATACTGGCGAAGACTGGAAAAAGATGGGAACTGATGCAAAAGAGGCCGCTCAAGACACTTCCCAAGCTGTTAGCAAAGCAAAAGAGAATGCTGAGTCTATGAAAAATGCTGCTCAAAATGCTGCTGAAAGTATTCGAGGCCAGTTCAAAAAGACCACAGAAGGAATTAATGGTATTCCCAAAGAAAAAGTCTTTAACTTAAAAGCTAAGTTTGATGATGACAAATTAAAAACATTTAGTCGAAAAATTAATGATGTACCTGAGCAGAAATCTATTTGGCTAAAAATTAAAGACGGCTTTTCTAATTCTCTGAAAAACGCTCAACAAGATGCTGACAATACGAAAAAGTCATTCTCTAATCTAAGAGAAGTAATGACTGGTACTTTTCTTGGTAATGCAGTTCTTAATGGTATCTATGCCATTGGAAATGGATTGAAGGGTCTTATTGCTACTGGGTATCAATATACCCGACAGCAACAAACAATGATCGCTAGTTGGAATACGTTAACTGGGTCTGCTTCTAAAGGCCAAGAAATGGTCGATATGACCAACAAACTTGCTATTTCGGCACAGAACTCAACTGAAATGGTTAATGACTTAAATCAAAAGTTTTACGCTGTCACGAATAGTGCTGGTAAGACTAAAGACTTATCGCAAGCTGTCTTAACGCTTCAAGATGCGTTTAATGCTAGTGATGCGTCTATCGAAAACTTTAGTACTCAGTGGGCACAAATGGTCGGTAACGGTAAAGCAAGTGCGCAAGATATGTTATCAATTCAGAACGTATTTCCAAAGTTCCGACAAGAACTGTTAGCTTATGAACGTGAGGCGACCCATAACAAAAATCTGACCATGCAACAGATGAACGACATGATGAGTCAAGGAAAAATTAGTTCTAAGGCGATGAATGAAGTTCTTATTGGTATGGGCCACAAATATCAAGATGCTACAAAGAACTTCACTAACACTCTTGATGGTATGGGCCGGATTATCAAGACAACGGCGCCGCGATTACTTGGCGCAATGGTTGAGCCGTTTACTAAGGCACAAAATCCAATTTATAAAGCTGTTTCTAACTGGGTATCTGATCCTAGAACACTAAAAGAGTTTCAAAATGCTGGGAAGAATATTGCTAACACTTTTAATAGCACATTGAATGGCCTGTCAACGGCATTTCATGGGCTAGGTCAAGTTATGGGACCCGTTATGAAGTCATTTGGAAGCGGTGCTTGGATCGGATTCTCTACGACACTTAAAGTCATTGCTGAAGGGCTTGTAACGATTACCTCGTTTGCTGGTAAAGTAGCTTCATCAATCACTGGTATATCAAAGCGACTTGGCTTCTTGAAAGTTCAGCAGGCAGCTGCAAAAGCGCTTGGAGTTGCATTTGGTGGGCTTGTAGCAGTCATAACGACGTATAAGACGGTGTCACTTGCTTCTACTGCTGTAACAAAGACTTTTGCAGCTGCACTTAATGTTGTTATGGATGCAAATCCAATTGGGCTTGTTATCCTTGCTATTACGGCATTGGTAGGTGCCTTTGCTCTTGCTTACAAGCACATTAAGCCATTCAGAGATATAGTAAATAAAACAGGAGAAGCAATTAAAAAGCTTTTTACTGGTAAATATGATTGGGAAAAATCCTTTGGTAAAGGATTATCTAAACTTGGCAAGAGTTTTCAAAACTTTGCTAAGAAAATACCACAATTTTTCAAGGGTGTCGGCAAAGCAATAATAAAAACAATTGTTATTGGTTTGGCGTTACCAGTTGGAATTGGTATAGCTCTAATGAAACCATTGATAAAGCCGTTACAAAACAGTACCAAATCTTTAATTAAGACTGTACAAAAGCAATGGCAAAGTTTCTCAAAGTGGCTTGGCAAATTGTTTGATCCTGTTGCTAAGTTATGGAATCGTGTTTGGAACGGTTGGGCACGCATTTTCAGCACTGTTTGGAAGTCGTTGAAAAAGACTGCTTCCAGCGGAATGAAGGCGATCGAAAGATTGATAAGTCCTGCTGTTAAGGCTATTGAAAAGGTGTGGGTTACTAGTTGGAATGCAATTGCTAGTTTCTTTTCTGGCATTTGGCACACTATTACCTCGCTAGGTGGAAATGGTATGCGCATGCTACATAGCGCCATTGCAGGTCCGCTGAATACAATTAGTAGCATTTGGCATTCTGTTTGGAATAGCATTTCAAGTTTCTTTAGGGGAATTTGGAACGGTATTAAACAAGCTGCTCAAGACGGCATGAATGGCGTTATTAACGTTATTAACGCTGGTATCGGTGGAATTAATAAGGTTTGGAGTTTCTTCACTGGTCACGGTACTGGTGTTAAAGAACTAGGCCATGTTCACTTTGCACAAGGTGGTACTGTTCACCGTCACTTGTCTGTTATCAATGATGGTGATGGCCCTGATTGGAAAGAATTAGTCCAAACTCCTGATGGTAACTTGTTTATGAGCCAAGAGCGAAATTGGACTGGTTTCTTGCCTGAGGGTACCCGAGTATATAGTGGTGCTGAAACACGGCAGATCATGAATGCTGTGGGTGTTTCACATTATGCTACTGGTGGTATTGTCGGCGCTCAACATTTCGCTGATGGTGGAATTATTGGCGAGGGTATCGACTGGGCTAAAGGTTCGCTTGAAAATATCGGTAGCTGGCTTGGCGACAAGTTCAGCGCCCTTGAAGATTTCTTAGCAGACCCGTTAAAGGCTACTAAGGGATTGCTAGAAAAGGCCACGAGTGGAGTGTACAAAGGCTTAGGCAACTTTGCTGACGTTGCTCATGGTGCAATGGATAAACTTACCCAGCCTATTGCTGATTGGTTTAAGAAGGGGCTTGAAAAGTTTGAAGCTCAGTTTGAGTCTGGCGGTGCTAGCCCTGATTTAATCCGTGCTGCCGCTGCTAAGATGCACGTTGCTATTTCTGGAGCAGATATTAGCCACATCATGAATGTTATTAAGCATGAATCTGGTGGGAATGCACGAGCAGTTAATAACTGGGATGTTAATGCTAAAAATGGCGATCCATCAAAGGGTATCTTACAGTTTATTTCTTCAACCTTTAGAAAGTACGCTGTTGCTGGTCACACAAACATCTACAGTCCGTTTGATCAATTATTGGCGATGTTTAACGATACTACTTGGCGTTCAGACTTAACGCTTGGCGGTTGGGGTCCGACTGGTGGTCGTCGTTTTGCTACTGGTGGTGAAGTATTTGGCTTAACTAATGCAATTATTGGTGATAATCCAGAACATCACGAATTTATCTTAAATCCTTATGCGGTATCTGCTGAGCCGTTGCTTGACAGAGCTTTTGAAGCTACTGCGCAGGCTCAGCCAGCTACACAAGGAATCACAACAAGTGGTAATTCTAAGCTAGATGTAATGATTGACTTATTGGCTAAAATGGTTGAAAGATTAGATAACATTGATCCTGACGTTATTCTTGACGGTGAAAGCATTAGAAAGCGAAATAACAAAGAGAATGCTAAAGACTTATCTCGTATAGGAAGGTAATGATAAAGTGATACAAGTTTTTTCTCAAAGTAAAATTAAGCCGCATCGTTATGGCTACGGTGATATGATAAGTCCAGTTTTTGACCCCATTGAATTTGCTATCAGCTCTGACGGCAAAAATTGGACGAGCAATTACGATGTAGTTAATCTGACTGGCGTCTATTGCTATCGTGCTCCAGATGTTCAGCCGGCTAATCCATCCGACACGATGAAAAAGATTGGCTTACAAGATGGTTCAAGTCTAATTTCGACGACTTATAACAGTCGAGAACTTAAATTTGAGTTAATCTACGATGGTGTAGACGAAACAGACGCTATGTTAGCTTGGGAAGCAGCACAGCGTTTTTTAGTTTCCCGCGATGCTTATTGGATTACTTTTTCAAATTGGCTCAATCGTATGTATTACGGTAAAGCAAAACTAGCAGCACCTACTTACTCAAACGAGAAATGCTGGACGTGTGAAGTCACCTTTACTGATTTTATTGGTTTAAGTCGTTCGATTGGTACTACACTGGATTATCCAGACCAAGTGTGGGGTGTTAATAGTAATCTTCCTGAAAATATAGATCTACAATATAAATTCACTACTAACGATTTTAGTGTTTATAATCTATCTGATGTAGTGATTGATCCTGAATGGCGAGGACATCCTTTTAAACTTACGTTGCAAGGTAAGTCAAATGGTAATTTAAAGATTACTAATAAAGCAGGTGGATCAATTTACAAGAAGAGTGCTTTTAATGGCACTTTTGTTTTAGATGGGGTTAATCCAGAATGTAATGGTCAAGGTTGCTTACTAGATACCGACTGTGGATTGATTACGCTTGTTATGGGTAAGAATGACTTCCATATTGATAATTTTAGTGGCACGATTACGTTTGAGTTTCCAATGTGGTGGTTAGCATGACTAAAAAATATGCAGAAAGATGTGTCTTTATTGAAACGAAAGACGCTAAGCAAGCCTATCGAATTAACTGGCAGGATTTGCATGATTCTTTCAAAAAGAACTACCAGCTTAACAGCAATTACGAAATTAGCTTTACACTAACCCGTGCTAAAGGATACGAAAAAGTCTTTGATGCAGCTCAAGCAAAATGTGGTGTTATGTATGCCGACCAATGGTACAACATTCAGCAACGAGAGCCTAAACTTGATGAACAAGGATTCCTTACGATGCAGGTTACCTGTACTCATACTCTTGTCGATATGTTAAAAAACGTTCGAATTGATCCGCAAGAACCAACCGAACAGAATCCGGACAAGAGTGGCAATGATAGTTCATCAGACGATAGTTCTAGTGATGACAATCCGCAGCCAGGCACTGTAATTAAGCGAACAGCAGAACAACAGCTGACTACTCTTGATGCTTGTATGCATAAGTTTCTTGATAACAACAATCAAGGTGTTAAATATGAGTTACACGGTAACTTTCCTCAAGTGGCGATTGAGTGTACTGGCTCATTATATGAGTGGTTGAACAGTAATCTTAAAACATTCAGTGCTTATTGGATTCCAGATGGATATACTGTTAAAATCTATGATTTAGCAAGTTTACGCCACCAAACAGGTCGTCAATTGCGCTATATGTATAATATAAATTCGGTTGACATCCAAGAAAACGATACTAGCATCGTTAATGACTGTTGGGTGTACGGCGGTAAGGTTGAAGCTGATACAACTACTGTATCTGGTGGTGGCAACGGAATCACCGAACCTCAAAATGGCGATTGGACACCAGTAATAAAAAATGCCGCTAGCTTAACGGGGCAACAATTATCAGATAGTGATATTGCACTGGTAAAAGCACAGATTAATCTTGAATCTAGTGGTCGCGAAGATGCTAAAGGTGGCGATGATGGTTTATCAGACGGCATTGCTATGGGTTTACTTCAATTTAAACAAGCTACTTTTAACTATTATTGTCGCCCACCTTATACCAATATTTGGCACGGACTGGACCAGTTAATAGCCTTATTCAACGTGCCGAACTGGCGTAATCAGATTACAGGTCGTCATGGTTGGTCTCCATTTGGGGCACCAGTTTCAAAGGCTCAGATAGCAGCTCTATCAGCAACATCTACTGGACGATCGCAACAGATTATCGATTATTGCAAATCGTTTGTTGGCAAAGTGCCATATGTTTGGGGTGGAAGCACTCCAAGTGGTTGGGATTGCTCTGGGTTTGTCTGCTATGTTCTTAATCATTTCGGCATTAATACACCTCGAACTAATACTGTTGGCCTTGAAGGCAAAGGTACGATTGTTAATCCACCTTACCAAACTGGAGATTTACTTTTCTGGGGTGCTCGTGGCGGTAGTTACCACGTATCAATTGCGATGGATTCAACGTGGCGTGTGGGTGCTGATAACTACCAAGATGGGACAGTTTACCGCACAATTGCTAGCTGGCCACCGCAGTTTGCTGTAAGAGTGCCGGGCTTTGCGGATGGAAACGTTAATAGTGGCAGTAGTGATGATAGTACGACGACTACAACTACTAGTGCTAGCTATTATTCGCTTGTCTATCATTATCAAGACCAAGATTCAATTAAAAAATATGGTTTGCATTGTGGTGCTCCAATTACAATGGATAGCATTTATGACATGAACGCTCTTAAGACATACGTTGAGAACACTGTGCAACATAATCCAGAGTTTTCACTCACTGTTAGTAATGTCGATGAGCAAGGCTATCAGTTAGGTGATGTAGTACGTTTAATTGTGCCTACTATGAATATCAATACTGATATGACGTTGGTTGGGATTGAAGGTAATGACAATATACTGCACCCTCATGCTGATAAGACGTTAACTTTCAATAATACTGGATTAGCGATGAAAGATGTTAATATCGCCTTATTTAATGCGATCAAAGATACGAATGCGAATGTTCAAGCACTAGATATATTTGGAGGTACTGGTGCTAGAAAAGAAGATCACTTTGCTAACGAGAATAACAAGAAGAGCGATCAGCCAGTTATTATCTATAACGAAAGTCAGATTAAGCAGATGAAGGAAATTAATAATAGCGTAGGGAGGTAAGCCAATGGCAAATGATGCTAAAACGCCTATTTTTATTCTGCAACCATATGTTGATGAGAATGGATTACAGTGGCTTAGCTGTTCGCCTGATAATGGTCAAACTGTATATAAGGAGTATGGACCCGAAGGCAAGATTTACCGTCAACGTGACGCTAAGATGATTCAGCAATTAACATTTGAACATATCACAATGAAGTCGCCTAATGGGACGGCTTTTTATTTATCCGTCAGCGATGACGGGCAACCCGTATTCACGAAAGTAGGTGATAGTCAATGAGCTTTGAATTACCACATAAGAAGGACTTAGCTACTAATGCAAAGCTATGTGGATATTTAACAGAAAATTTTGAGGCAATCGAACGAGCATTGGTCGACACAGACGATATAAAAACTAAGCTGGATAAATTACAAAAGGCTTTAGGGCTGTCGGACGATGATCTAAACGAATTATAAGGAGGTGATTTCTTGGAAACATTACCAAAATTAAAACAATATATTCCAGTTGATCTGTTACGAAGTCAAGATGAAACGATTGATATTGCAGATAGTTTTAAGGGTCGTGTAGGCGATATTAATAGCTATCTCAAATTATGGGTTTATTCCAACGGCTTAGCCCAAGATATTCGTAATTGGCGAGTCCTCTTTTTTGGCACTGATCCAGAGCATAATGATTTTCGTGTCTATCTGACAATGGCTGATGACCAGAAGTTAGACCAACAGCGTATTGGGCGGGTAACACTATACTTTCCAGACAATGTTTTTCAAATTGGTGGTAAATGGGAAGAAGCTTATCTTAGTTTTATTGATCCTAACGGCAATATTGTTTCGACGGTTAACTTTGAGCTAAACGTGTTAGGATCTAATTTCTATGCACGCATGGGTCAACATTCAAAATCAGTTATTGCTGAGTTCCAAGAATTAGTTGATAAGCTGTCAGCGTTGGTTGATAAAGATTCCCAAGAAGTGAATGCTAAGGTTGCACAGCTAAAAGCAGACTTGGATAAACTAGGCGATGCAACTAAGAAGGACTTTACCGACTGGTTGGCAAAGTTTAAGCAAGCTTTGAATGCCGCCATGGCTGAGATTAACGACCCGAAGACTGGAATATATGTTCGTTATAATCAACTGTTGGATATGACGAAACAAATTCAAGAGACGTTGAAGCAAGCCCAATTCCATGATCGGCCATTTCAGCTAAAAACAGTGGCAGAGATGAAAGCCTACGCACCATTAATCGCTGGTGATATTGCAATTACACAAGGCTGGGATAATTACGATGATGGTCATGGCGCCTACTGGAATATTCGAGTAAAGCACAAGGACGAAACCCCTGATGGCGAGAATGTTATCAGTCTTGATAATGGAATGGTGGCGGAACGTAATTCAAGCTTAATTAGTGCTGACAGTCTGGAAGACTTTCTTTATGGTTACACGATTGAAATTAAGCATAATCAAGGTGAATACCCAATTCCACGAGTGTTTTACTGTGAAGATGCGATTGGTACTGAAATTAACGGCTTAGGAAGTGCCGGACATGGATTAGGACCGATTAATGTGAAATATATTTCAGCACGGGCTGAATATAAAGACGCAAACACAATCTTAGTTAAAATTCCACGGAATTTTTACTTCAATGCTGCACCTAAATATCAATTAGGAGATTGGTATTTAGGCGATGAAAACCGCACGATTAAGATTGATTTGGGTTTTGTTGACGACGGCAAAGCCAAAGCAGGCGATGGGCAGGGAAGCAGTTACTTATCGGCTGGTTCGGGTTATTTCTCAAAGCCAACTAGTCCTAAGGATTTACAGGCAGTTTATATTGATGAACATACTCAACGGCTATTATGGAGAGGCGTGTAAAAGTTAGATGAAATATTATATCTATCAAGGTGTTGGAGCTGATGGTGAGTTAGTAAAAATTGCCGAAGTTACGGATAAAAAAGAATATACGGCAACAGGGCTAACAGCCAATTCGACCTATCGCTTTGCAGTTAGTGCTTATAATGGCTTACGAGAAAGCGCCAAATCAAATGTAATTACAGTTAAAACTATTCAGGATTATAGTTCAATTGACATGCTATACACTGATAAGGCCATTTATAAACCAGGTGAGCAGTTAGAACTAACCTTTAATGCTGACTCCCCCGCAACCGTAACTATTCAGATTTACAATTTTGGTGAATTAATAGTTGATAAAAAAACGATATGTCAGAGCGGCACCAATCACTGGACATGGACAATCCCAAATGAAGATTACGAGGGATACATTATCAAAGCTTCTGCGGGTGCTAATGCTCAATACATTGGTGTCAATGTTAATGGCAATGTTGCTAATGTACCGATTGAAGGTTTCCTTGGTGACTTTGGCCCAAATCTTAGTGAAAGCAACATGCAAAAGGTCGTTAAACAGATGAACCGTATGCATGTTAACTATGTACAGTTCTATGATTGGTATGATCGTGACGATATGCCTTTACGGATCGTTAATGGTCAGCCAGAACAGAATTGGCTGGACTTTATGAAGCGGCCAATCAGCTTTAACACGGTTAAGTCATATATTGATGCTGTTCACCAGTACGGTATGCAAGCTATGCTTTATAACTTAATTTATGGTTCACAGTTAGGTATACCGACTAGTGATGACAGCAACCTTAATTGGGTTAACCCTAACTTGACTAAGGAGATGTTCTTGTATAAGGACACTAAGGCTATACAGACTGCCGGTGAGAACGATCAAAGCTTTGGCGGAAAGCTCAACATTACTTATATGAATGTACTGAATGGAGCTTGGAAGAATTATCTGTGTGGTCAAATTAATAATGTTTACAAATACCTGCCTTTTGATGGCTGGCATGTTGACCAGCTTGGTTCGTTACCTGATGATACCTACTCATTTGATGGCTACCATTTGAAATGGTGGGATTACGGTGATGGCTATGGCGGCATGCTTAAGACTGCTAAGCAGGTAAGCCCCAATAAGCGGTTAACTATTAATGCAACTGATGGGCTAGGTATTGAGAAAATAATGGCATCTAATACGGTTGATTTCGTTTATGTCGAGCCTTGGACCAGCATTGGATATAGCTTTGAACAACTAGCAAACTTTATTCGCAAAACTAATCAGCAATATAAAAAGCCGGTAGTTCTCGCTTCTTACGTTAACAAGGAGAAAGCAGATGGCAAAAATAATAACGATGGCATGGTTAACGATGCTGCCGCTTTACTTTGTGACGCAATGGAGATGGCTAATGGTGCCAGTCACCTGGAATTCGGTGAACACTATCTAGCTAATGAATACTTTCCAAATCACACATTAAAATTAAGCGATGAAACGCAACGAAAGTTAATGAGCTACATGGATAATTTTGTTGCTTATTTGATGATTCTTAATGGGAAATGGGTTGATGATGAAATCACATCGTCGACCCATTCTCTGTCTACTACTTTTGAAAAAGATAAGATCACAACGGTATATAAGCGTTCTTCACGGGGGGCAATTGTATCGCTGATTAATATGACTGGTGTTGCTCATGATAACTGGCAAGACCCACGTGGGACACAGGTTATGCCGACTAAGCAGAACAATATCAAGCTCCATATTCCAGTTACTGGTCAGGTGAAATCGGTGAGTCTAATTAAGGCCGACGAATCGGCTGAAATTCACCCGATTAGTTTTACTCAGTCTAATAATTTTATTGACTTGACTATTGATGAATTGACGGTTTGGGACCTGGTGTTAATTAAAGGTGGTGATGTAGTTTGATCAAAATGGTTGCATTAGGTGATTCAATCTCTGCCGGTTGGGACGGTCAGAAACAAATCGAAGATTATCGTCGAATTCCGGAAGTAATCGCTAAGCTTAATGGTTGGTATGTTAATAACCAAGCGATTGGTGGGACTGGCTATGGCAATGGAATTAATGACTTTTCGGCTATCACAAAACGGTTAAACTTTGCTGGCTATTCTTTGGCTTTAGTTGAATATGGCGTTAACAACTGGAGGTATGGAAGTACAGCAGGTGAGGTTCAACAGGGATTAACCCTAGGCATTAATAACATTCGCAAGTCTAATCCACATATAAAAATCTTCGTGATGTGTCCGACCCTTGACATGAGAAGGGGAACAGCTACAGATATGAACACACCTAACGAGAGAGGATTAACGCAAAATCAGTTAAATGACGTCATTGTCCAAACTTGCCAAGCATTAGACGCTGAATATTATGACTGGCGTAAGCAACCGATCATTACCAAAGATAACGCTTTTTGGACACTTGGCGATGGAGCGAGTGGGGTACACCCCACAGCAAAAACATCTCTAGAAATCGGCAAACGGTTAGCATATATATTGAATGGAGGAAGAAGATAAATGGCAGCATTAATTACATTACCAGATCACGATATGGACGGAATCGCGCATCTTAATAATAATTTTGAGTACCTTGACGGACTTGCTAAGCAAGCAATGAATCAGGCAAATAACAATGGTCAATTTAATGATTGGTCAAAAGACGGAATTGTAACTCATAACGGCTTTAGTTTAGAAAACGACAGTGGTTACCGTTATTGGCAATTGCCAAACGGGTGGAAATTAGTAGAAATTATTATCAGTTCCAAGTTATCCACTAGTGATTTCCGTGGTGGAGAGTGGTTTACTTTGCCAGATACAATCAAGGCTGACGGATATCAAATTCGCGAACCGTTGGTTGGAGGCTACTATACCAATCAATCATCACCAACTACAATCTCTCTAAATCCAACTGCTAGTGACGCAGTGCAACATGGTGAATGGATTCATTCATTGCACACAATGTACTTCAGTAAGTAATTCGGAGGTGAGCTTAAATGGCAACAATTTATTACGCGGATGAAACAACTAAGCGGTTTAAAGGGACAAATATTGTTGATGGAGAATATCAACTCAAAGACAATGAAACATTTGAAAATTCAACTGGGAAACTGGAACCTGCTAAACTAGTTAACAGATCGTGGATTGACGCAACGCCCGAAGAACATGAAGCTTATGTAAAAGCTCAGCAAGCAGAGGCGGCAAAGTTCTTGCCAACTAATAATATTTCTGTTGGGGACAAGGCGATGAATGCTTTAGGAGTTCAAGTTGCACAACTAACCAAAGATAACCTAATCTTAACTAAATCGGTTGACGCGCTCGGCAAACAATTAGCAGCTATGCAAATGAATAGTACAAAAGAAAATGGAGGTAATTAATGATGAATTGGATTGAATTTGTTACAAATATGTTTAGTTTAGGCTGCGATGTACGTGATTATGTCGGCTTGGTAATTACAGCGGAACAATACAAGCAGATTACTGGTAAAGACTACGTAGCTGCTAGCCAAACAGCCTAATAAAAAAACATAGTCGCCTTTCAGAAATACACAGTACATAAATAAGCCTCACTCAAATGAGCGGGGCTTTTATTATGGGCGGCTATTCTTTTTGAATAATAAAAAAGGTGGGTACCAGAAGGTATCCACCCATGCCGGCTTGTGAGCTGGAAAATACTCACTACACACGGTGTAATCTTTATCTATGAATTTATTATATCATATTATGAATATGGTACAATACTAATTGCACATTTGAGCAGGCTTGGAAACCTGACTAGTGCGAGGAAGGAGGTTCCTTCCAATGACACACTTTTGTGTAATCTTTATCTTCGTGCCCAGTAAGCACGTTAAAAAATTAATTAAATGGATACTCAAGTAGTACCATTAGCGCTTATCTTCGGATAGGCGCTTTTATTTTACCAGTTTTAGGGGGTACCACATGAATGCTTAACAATCTACGTCACAACTATCTGTGGCTAATTTCAGCGCTAGAAACGTATGAACTAGCAGCATACTTTATCGCAACACATAGTACAGGCAACTTCACTCCACCACCTAATAGCGTGCTGGATATGCTAGATGATCCGCCTTTTATCTTTTTGCTTGGCGTAGTTGGCACAGTTACGCTAGTCTATGCGTTGTGGAATGTGCAACATTTTCATTACAAAACAATCATGACAGCCTCGCTTACATTCGTGTGGCTGTTATTTTTGTGTGGCTTTGTGATCCACGATCAAATGAGAGGGAACCTGCTAAGTATTCCTAGCATGTATTCGTTCTTTGTATTATTTCGTATTGTTTTAACAGTAATTCTGAAAGGGTGAGTGAGGTGAGCGATCAAGTACTAGCAACCTTAATCACGACTATTGGCTCGATTATCGTTGCTTGGATAACTGCTCACCAGCGAAGTCAACCAACGGAAGCCGACAGATTAAGGGAGCAGAACAGAAAACTAAAAGAGAAAATAAAGGAGGAAAAACAACATGAAAACACTAAACGACATCATTAATTGGATTATTCAATCAGGGCTACTTGCGTGGCTCTTTTATTTTGGTTTTGCGATCGGCAAGCCATTTGTCGAAAGCAAGATTAAGCATGCTAAAACAACGCAAGAGCAAGCCTTATGGGAATTAGTCTTACAGCTTGCAATGACTGCTGTTAACTCACGAGTTGGCAAAAGTATTACAGGTCAAGAAAAGTTCTCTCAAGCAGTGGCAGAGGTTCAATCTTACTTAACAGCTAAGGGACTTCATGTTGACACGAAACAAATTCAAGCAGCGGTTCAATCAGCTTATGAAATGTCTATGCTAACACCAACCGTTAACTCAAATGAAAGCGAAAGCAAAAAGGCTGACACTGAACAAGAAGTAGTAGTTCCAGCAGGTACAGTAAAGGCAATTGACCCTAAGGAGGTCGCATAAAATGGCATTACGTAATTCATTTATCGACGTTTCAAGTTATAATCCTGATACAAAAGAATTCTTTCTAGCAGCTAAAAATCAGGGTGCATTAGGTGTTGTTGTTAAATTAACAGAAGGTTCAGAAGATGGTTCGGCTTATGTTAACCCACGTGCAGCCGCCCAAATCCGCAATGCTTTAGCAGTCGGCTTGAAAGTATCTTGTTATCATTTCGCTCGGTATACTTCAATTGCTGATGCGCAAAATGAAGCCCGGTTCTTCGTTAAGATTGCTAAACAATTTGGCATGTATGACGACACTTTGATGATTGATGATGCAGAGGTTCATTCTGTCGCGGATTATCAATCAACTTCATTAGCATTCCTCCAAGAAGTAGAAGCATTAGGTTACAAGAACACAGGGATTTATTCCATGAAGTCTTTCTTCACTGGCGGTATTCTTAATTCTCACGGATTCGGTTCACGTAAGATCTGGGTTGCTGGTTATGGCGTAACTTCATTAGGTATTGATAATGCTAACGCTTGGCAAACGACAGATCACGGTATCATGGGTATTGACACCAGTTTGGACTTCGATGGTGCCTTTACCACTGGTTCTACGTCTGGAAACATTCCGCAAGCTGTTATTCCAGCACCACAGCCAGTTCAGCATGTTGGTCACCCTGCTAGTGGTACTTACATTGTTCAATCGGGTGACACTCTCTCCGCAATTGCTACAAAGTACAATACAACTTACCAGAACCTAGCAGCTATTAATGGTATCGGTGACCCGAACCACATTAACGTTGGTCAAGTCCTTAAAGTAACCGGACAACCAACAACCGAAAACACTTACTTCGTTCAAGCGGGTGATACACTAAGTGGAATTGCAATTAAGTTTGGCACGACTGTATCTGACCTTGTAAGTCGTAATCACATCACTAACCCTAATGTAATCTACGTTGGTCAAAAGATTTATATTGCAGGTAGTGGTCAATCTAATGCTTATACTGTTAAGGCAGGGGATACACTTTCTAACATTGCTAATGTCTTCCATACTACTTGGCAAGCATTAGCGCAAAAGAATAAT